TTATTCGATTTCAAGACCATCAATCTTTACTTCAAGCTCCATGCTGGTCGTAAATCCATTATCCGGGCTGACAGAATGCGTCAGGGTGGTAATGGTCCATTCTGCATCATCAATCGGCTGCTTAAATCCCGTCACCTTCACCGGCATTTCCGTATAGAGATCAGCCCGCCCCTCAGCGAGCTGCAGGGAAAATGAAGCAACACCACGTTGCAGGCGCTCCCATTGCATTTTTGCCGCACGCTCAGCATTGCTGCGGTTTGCGTAAGTACGATTAAGAACCAGCACGTTTTCATCCGTTCCCACCAGATAATCTCCCTGTTTTGCTTCCGGCTCTTTGGGTGTGGTGGTTTTCTTTCGGCGACGCTTAACACGGGTTGTCTCTTTTTTCCAGGGTTCACGCGTATGCAACCAGCTGGCAATAACACCGGTATAGGCACCACGATCAGCAAGGGTGAACCGATGACCGTCACCGGCTTTGCGCGTGATGGTGATAACCGGCAGCTGCTTGCCGCTTGCCGTTCTTCCCTGTCCCTGCCGGATAAACAGCAGGTTCCCGTCTTTAACGGAAGCAATCGCCCCATACTGCCTCGCCAGTTTCATCAGAAAACTTGCATCGCTTTCATTGGTCTGGTCCATATGATCCAGCGCCTTATCCGTCAGGTCTTTACCCAGCGCCACTTTGAGGTTATGCCGGGCAGCGATTTCCTTTACCACCTCCCCCACCGTTGTCTGATGCCATGATTTTTCGCGCCGTGTATTGAGGGTTTCACGGAAATCTGCGCTACGCGCCCTGATGGTCAGCCGGTCAGGGGCACCGCTGTGTTCAATTTCATCTACGGTAAAAGCCCCTTTAGGGAAAAGCGGCTGGCCTTTCCAGCCCAGCGCCAGCTGAATCACAGCCCCACGTCGCGGCAGGGCGATCAGCCCGTCGGCGTCGTCCAGCTCCAGATCAAGCTGGTCCGCTTCAAAGCCCCGGTTATCCGTCAGTGTCAGACTCATCAGGCGGGTATCCATCACCGTCGTCACGTCTTTGCCTTCGATGGTGATACTGAAAGCCGGGCTTTTGCTGTTCAGATTCAGGAGATCAGAATTAACGTTCACTGCAGCAATCCTCCAACCGTGTTTTTGATACCTCCAATCGCAGAGGCTGCAGAATCCTGCAGGTTGCTGAGCTGGTCACTCAGACTCCCGAACATGTCAGAGAGCGACTCATCAACCCGTTTGAGGGTGATCGTAAACTCAATGCGCCTGGGCATTCCGCTGGCAAAAAACTCCGTCTTTGTCTGGCTCAGACTCTCAATAACAAACATGCCGTAAATGGTTCCACTGCCTTCAATCAAAGGCCATGCCTTGCCCAGTTCAGCCATTTGTTCAAGCGCCAGTAATGACAGTCTGCCGCCGGTCACTTCCGGCAGCAGAACCCCGGACAGTGTCAGTGAATCGTTATCCGGGCCAAGAAACTGCGTTGACGGACGGCGGTTTACCCGGCTGTTGGCGGCGTGTCGCCAGCTGCGCTGATACTGCAGTTCCTGATAAGGGACAGTGCGCAGCATAAATACATATAAACCCAGTACCATCATCATGATTCATACCCCCCCTGATCGCTGAAATTGCTGCGTGCTTTTGCCCTGGCCCGGCGCTCCCGTTCGTCAAGCTGGCGTGCCACTTCACGGGCAATATCCTGCGCGTTCTGCCCAGGCTGAGCGACAATATGAATGGGCGCATTTATCTCATAACGAATAACCGGCGGCGGGCTATCTGCCTTAGCAAGCGGGGGCTGGTATGCCCTCGCAGGCAAACTGAACGGATGAAGCGGAGCCGCTTCTGCAGGTGTCGCAGCTACCCCCATCACGCCAGCAACAACAGAGGCCAGCGCAGCAGTACGCCGCCTGCTGGTAACATTTGCCGGTCCGTTCACAATTTCAGGGCCATTTTCTCCGACAATGCCAAACTGCCCGCGTGGAATGATCCCGCCCGTGTCGTACATCCCCGCGTAAGCCGGGAACCCGCCTGGCGGCAGCACCACTTTGCCGTCACTGTTCACTGTGGCGGACTGCTGCTGCGTAACCTGCGCAGGTAGTTTCGCCTTTGCCGCCTCCTTACTAACAATACCGAGCTTTTCCAGCAGCCATGACACACCGGATTTAAGTGACTCAAGTGGGTGCATCACCATATTCAGACCTTCCGCCAGCGCCTCACCAAACCGACGCCCCATTGCAGCTGCGCTGTTCAGTTCTTCGGCAGTGGATTTAACCGGGGTAAGTAAATCATTGAACCAGCCCCACAAGGCCTGCACCCTGTCACCAATCCACTGAAACACGGGTCTGAGCGGCTCAAAGGCGGCGCTGATGGGCGCAGCAGCGGATCTGAACCCTTCCACCACGCCCCCCAGAAATGCACTAATGGGCTGCCAGTATTTCCAGATAACCAGCGCCACGCCTGCCAGTGCAGCCACAACCAGCCCTACAGGACTGAGCAGCGCACCCAGCAGGCTACCAACAGCAAATAATGCCACGCGCAGCAAAGCCAGCGGACCAGAGATCAACAGACGCAGCACGCTACCTGTACGTGTGGCAGCGGCGGCTGCAGAAGGTAACGCTTTAACTGACAGCATGGACAGGCCAAACCGGATAACCGCCAGCGGTCCCAGCACAGCAGCCACCGCCACTGCCAGCGCCCCCAACCCAACAGTAATGGCTGCCGTAGCTGCCGCCACTTTCATCAGCGTGCCAGCCAGCACGGGATTCTGCTCAACCCAGCGACGCAACGCCCCGGTCACGCGCTTAACCATGCCCATAATATCCATCAGCGGCTGGCGCAGCGTTTCCCCCAGGCTGCTGAAAGCGTTCTGCGCGCCCGTCTTAACCAGCAACCACTGCGCAGACAATGAATCCTTGTTAATGTCGGATTCTTTCTGCATGGAGCCATTAGCACCACTACCTGATGTGAGTTTCAGCTGGCGCTGCAGCTCCGGCAGGTTGTTAGCCAGCTTTGCCGCATCATCGCCAAACTCTTTGCCAAAAATCATTGTCATGGCTGACAGGCGTTTATCCTGCGGCAGATTGTTGACCTTCTCCAGAACCCGCTGAATTGTGCCCATGGCATCGGTGGTCATCTGCTTTTCAATCTCCGCTGGATTGAGTTGCAACAGATTCATGCCTTCAAAAAATCGTTTACTTTGCATGGTGGCAATGGACAGTTCACGCACCATGGCATTAGAGGCGCTGGCGGCGATTTCCGGGGCAGCCCCAAGAGAAAGGAATGTTGAACCCAGCGCCGCGGCCTTTCGGAAGTCAAGGCGGTCAGCCACGCCCCCCATACGCTGCAGGACGTTGATAATGTCCCCACCCTTTGACATGGCGTTATCGTCCAGGTAGTTCAGCGCATCGCCCAGTTGTTCAATATTGCGCGTCGGAACTTTATAGAGCTGCGCGATTTTCCCCAGCCCTTCTGCCAGTTCATCTGCGGGCAGCTCAAAGGCCGTTGCCGCTTTTGCCGCCGTGGATGCAAAAGCCAGCAGGTCACGTTTCTGCTCTTCGTAAGGATCGTCCTGATTGGTCACCCCCATGCGAGCACCACCTTCAACCAGCGCGGCATAGTCTATAGCGCCGTTCTCCATCGGTAGCTGTTCGCTGGCGGCCTTGATAGCATCCTGCATGTCATAAAACTGTTTTGTGCGGTTGCCATTATCGTCCCGCAGCCCGTTTACCTGCTTTGCCACACCTTTCATGGCATCTTCCATGCTGGCGTAGCTCTTAACTGCCGCCACAACAGGTGCGCCCATTGCCACCCCCGCAGCCGTAGTGGTAGCCCCTGCCCCGGCGATGCGATCCCGCACCTCAAGACGGCGCGAATACTGATCGCGGACGGCGTTCATTCGCGCTTGCTGTTCGCCCAAGCTTTTAAGGGATTTCTGCTGCCGGTCCAGGGCCTGCCGGGTTTCGTCGGCATTCTGCCGCAGTTCCCGCTGCGCACTACTGAGCTTTTTCGTGTCCAGCCCGGCTTCATTGAGCGCAAGACGCTGGCGCTGCACCGACTGACGTAGACCGTTATATTTGCTCTGTAACTCCGTAACGCGGTTTTTTGCCTGCTCAAGCAACCGTGCCTGCGCCGCCGTCGGGCGGTTGGTGGCAGAGAATTGCGTGGCAAGTTTTGCAGCTTCTTCGCGTGCGGCTTTCAGGCTGTTACCGGTGACTGCCAGCTGCGCGCTGGCCTTGCGGAAACCGTCAATGCGGCCCGCCTTAGCATCTAATTCTTTTAAACGGGCGCGGCTTTGCTGAATCGCTGTAGCCAGCTCTTTTGAGCTGGCCTGCGCGGATCGAAATGGGCGGGTGAGCTTGTCAACCGCATTAAGAATCACCTGAAGACGCAGGTTATTGTCACTCATCGCTGGCCCCGCTTCGCTGAATTGCCTTATGCCGCCACGCCAGCACCTCAGTCAGCGGCATAACGTCAGTGATGGATGGCGACCAGTGAAAGATGGTGGCGATGTCCGCCACAAGATCATCAATCGTCAGGCTGTCGGTAAACCGGCAAGCACCGACTTCTTCAACAAAAAAGTCACCACCTCTACCGACAGCGCGGTGAGATCGGCGGGGTCCAGCTCTGCCATTTCCTGCGCGGTCAGCGTCGGGGTGGAGATTCGTGGGATCACAGTCATCATTGCGCCCACGTCCATATCCATAATGGCCTGCAGACGGGTGCCACGCAGTGCGCCGGACTGAGGCTTGCGCAGCACAATTTCGGTAATTTCAGCTTTACCGCGCATGATGGGAGTATCCAGTTTTACGGTCTTTTCAGTCAGCTTGTCGCTCATGTTCGTATCCTGTTAATGAAATACTGGCGCGGCTGCCCGCGCCGTTAAGGTTAATCAGAGGCCGAGGGCATTACGGTGTGCTTCCATCAGGTCCACGCCGCCAACGATTTCTACCATGTTGACCAGATCGACCTCATAGAGCACCTCACCATTAATGGTCAGCTTCGCGTAGCTGTTGGTACTGCTGACTTTGGTGCTGCTGCTCTCGCCGGTTTTCCACTCGCCGGAATCCACTTCTTTATGGCGCCCGCGCACAACCAGCTCAACGGCCTGCACTTCGCCGGTATCGTCACGCTGAATGGAACCGGTGAAACGCAGCTGGATGCCGTCAACGGTTGCCTTGCCCATCTGCTTGAATAACAGCAGCTCGGTACCGCCGATTGAAAATTCCGTGTCCAGTGCACCGTCATCCAACCCCATGTCCACATCCACTGCGCCCGGCATACCGCCGCCGCGATACTTCTCAAACTTGCGGGTAAATTTCGGCAGGGTCAGAGACTCAACGATCCCCTGCCAGTTGTTCCCGTCGTTGAACAGGTTCAGGTGTTTTAACTTGCGTGGTAAAGCCATGATTCCCCCTTATGCAGCGACACGGCTGGCAAAATCGACCAGGTAACGATCGGTGATGCGCTGGCGCAGCATCAGGTTTTCAAGCGGAGGCACCGGCGTGTAGTCATAATCGATGGTCAGTTTCCCGGCTTTAAGGGTGTCTTTATCGTTAACAGACTCATCCAGCCAGCAGTCACCACCAATCAGGTATCCCTGGTTGACCAGACTGCGCATCTTGGCGCGTAGTCCTTCAATAATGTCGCGGGCCAGCGACGGATTAAGCACGCCATCCACCGCCCACATGTGCGCCTCCGCCATAGTGTCAGCCAGCACCTGCGCCGTGCGGGTGTAGTTCTCAAAGGCAAACAGCGGATCGTCACTGAGACAACGGGAACCCCAGAAGCGGAAGCCGTCTTTGCGGATCAATGTGGTGACGTCATTTTTGTTCAGCAGTCCCGCATCGGTTGCCGGGTCCTGTAGATCCCAGAACACATCAGCGGAAATGCCGGTGACACCGTTCACACCCACATTGGACAGGGTTTTATGCCAGCCGATCTGCTCGTCGATTTTGGCACGCAGGCCGAGCGCACGGGCGGAGGCGTAAGCCGTCGCGTCTGCTTTCAGCACGGTGTCAAAGTTGATGAAATCAGGCCAGATCAGCATTCCCTCGCGCTGACTGAAATTCTCGCGATAGGCAATAGCTTCCTCCACCGTTTTGCAGCCATTAGCAGCAAGGTAGGCAAACCCGCGCAAGCTTTGCGCCACGCCCAGCAGTTCAGTAGCAACGGCCTGAGTGTCATGTCCCGGCACCCCCAGAATGCGCGGCTTGACACCGAGCTGCGATTGCGCCGACAGTAGCGCTTTCATGCCCGTTTTCTTACCGTCGGAAGTTACGCCGCCGATAATATTGGAGGTGGTTTCCGCTTCGGTTTCTCCCTGCGCCACACGCACAACGACAGTCACGGGTTTTGCCTGATCTGCAATCGCGTCCAGCGAGCGGGCCAGCGTGCCGGACTCCCCCGCTTTACCGCTGGCGGTGAGCACATCAGTCAGCAGGACCGGCTTATTGAGGGGGAACACGGACGCATCGGCATCATCGCCGGTGCAGACCATGCCCACGATGGCAGTGCTCACCGTGGTAATAGGTCGGGTGCCCTCGTTGATTTCAACAACGCGCACCCCGTGGTGGTAATCCTGAGCCATAAGGCAGTCTCTCCGGTTGACAGGGATACCTTATGTTCTGGTTGCCAGGCGTGCGGCGCACGTATTTCACGATGTGTCAGTGCTGGTACAATATCGCCACTTTCAACGCGACTGATTTACAGGGAATTTCTTGTAAAGAGTGGAAATGCTAACATCAAAAAGTAATCCAACACGATGACGAGTTTCACCGGCGGCAAGCAACCGTCCGGCCTGCTCCCATTGCTCCGGAGTGAGCTTTGGACGCCTGCCACCGACTCGCCCTTGCGCCCTCGCAGCGGCAAGTCCGGCGCGGGTCCTTTCCACAATTAATTCCCTCTCCATTTCAGCGAGTGCGCCCATGATATGGAAAAAGAAACGCCCCATTGGTGTGGAAGTATCTATGCTATCCGTAAGACTGCGGAAATTAATGCCACGCTCCCGTAGCTCCTCTACCAGAACGACCAGATGACGCATACTGCGACCCAGGCGATCAAGCTTCCATACAACTAGTGTGTCCCCTTCTGATAACGTCCTGAGCAACTTTTTTAATCCGGGCCTTTCTGATTTGGTCCCGCTTATTTTGTCTTCAAAAATCAGTTCACATCCTGCGCAATTCAGCGCGTTTCGCTGTAAATCAGTATTCTGGTCATTTGTTGACACCCGTACATAGCCAATTTGCACAACAGGCCCCCTCGCAAAAGGCTGGGATCATGCCATTTACGACCGTTTTCTGCATTTTCATAAACCTCGGTTTAGGCGAAACGATAAATCTGGCAAAAAATGCCGTCCCGGCGACACGGCGGGTTAACAGTAAACCACTGACCGGTGATATCACTTTGTCAGCTGCTGATGTGAATGCATTCGCGCTGGGGGTAACGGGAGACTACACACTGGAAAATGACAAATCAGTCGGCTGGAACTGGAAAAGCGGTGTTTACAACGTTCCTACTGGAGGTGCATCCAAGCTGATTTTGCATTTTAATATGAATATCGGCAGTTGTCCGGCAGTGCAGTTTTGTGTGAATTACAAGAATGGCGGTATTTCCTACCGTTCGGCACGCGACGATTTTGGCTTTGAACTTGACTGGACTGAATTTTATACCACAACACGAAAACCATCCGCAGGTGATGTCGGTGCATTACCTGTTAGTGGTGGCGTAATTAACGGTAATCTCGGTATCGGTACACCTAATATATTGGGAGGTAGTTCTATTGTATTAGGCGATAACGATACCGGCTTAAAACAAAACGGCGATGGTCTACTGGATATTTATGCTAATGGTGTTCAGGTATTCCGCTTTCAGAACGACACACTGGAGAGTAAAAAATCCATCAATGTTACCGGACGATTAACGCCAACAGACTACGGTAATTTTGACAGCCGATACGTACAGGATTTCCGTCTGGGTAGTTATGAATCTGGACAGGCATGGATGGGCCCGGGATTCAGTGATACACCTGGTTATGTACTGACAGCGGCAACTAACGGCAATGGTGATGAGCTTATTGACGGTCTCGGAAGACGTCCAATGCAAAAATTGATTGGCAACCAGTGGTATAACGTGACGAGTGTTTAATTATGATGCATCTAAAAAATATCGTAGCCGGTAATCCAAAAACGCCTGACCAGTATCAACTCACTAAAAAATTTGGTGTGGTTTGGCTGTATGATGAAAAAGGTAAAAACTGGTATGAGGAACAGAAAAATTTTGCAGCAGACACGCTAAAAGTTGCCTACGACAAAAGTAATATAATTGTGGCAATCAATAAAGATGCGTCGAAAATAAATCCTGAAGGGCGCAGCGTTGTTGAATTACCGGATATCACAGCTAATCGCCGGGCAGATGTGTCAGGACGCTGGATGTATGATGGCGAACGTGAGCAGATAATTAGGCGGGTTTATACACCGGAAGAACTGCGCCAGCAAGTAGAAGCGAAAAAGGTAAAACTGCTCGAAGAGGCCGAGACCGTTATTACGCCGCTGGCGCGGGCAGTAAAGCTGGGTATCGTCACCGATGAGGAGCAGCAGCGACTGGTGGCATGGGAACAATACAGCGTTCTGGTCAGTCGGGTGGATACATCTGCCCCTGACTGGCCGGAGAAACCGGCCAGTCGTTAATTATTATTGTGGTAATACAGGCCACTGTATTTTATTAAAGGTGGCCTCGTCTGAAATGCCTGTTAAAACCAGTGATTTAAGCTCCCTGATATACGCCATCCATTTAGTCAGGCTGGCCTTATCGTCGTCACTGATTTCACCCAACGCCAGTTCGGTTCGCCAGTCGGCAATGGCGCTGTTAGCGGCATCCAGTAGTTTCTGTCGGGTGGTTTCGGCCTTAGCCTGATAATCCACCGGAACGGGTAAAACCTTACCATCTCTGTACAACCATGAGCCATCACCACGGCAATCATCAGGACAGTCAGCAGCGTCTATTTCCGCAACAGACATATTAACCGGCCACAGCATTGATACAGCATATGTGTTTCCACGTTGCGGGACTGGCTTATTAATAACCCCCCAGATAACCCCCTCATGGTCGTACATGATTTTTGCGGTATCATCAGAAAATAATGACTGACATTCATACCAGTCCTGCCCGTCTTCTGATTCCAGAAAATATGCACCTATATTTATTTCGGACTGCGTTTCCCCCCTGTTTACGGGGGCGTCAATAAGTCTGAAATTTTTAATGTCCTGATATTTTTTCATTATGCCGTCCCCCCTTGTACGGTATACCACTGAATACCTAATCTTTTTTGCAAAGGCGCATAAGCAATGCCATCAATATTTTCGCCTTTATTATCTTTCCAGACGGAGGTAACTACATATCCGGGGGTATTAGGCCAGGAACCTGCATTGTTCCAGGTAGCCACTGATGTGCCAGCCCCTAATTGAACATCTGCGACGAGATTATTATTCAGATGTGTACTTAGCCAGCCGTTCCAGACATTACCAAAAATATCCCCGTTACCAGCCATGCGTGACGTGCCATTTCCTGCCTGTACTTCGCCTGTAGCTACAGCGTTTCCGTTTACTTTCAGGGAAACCATGCCCTCCACAAGATTACCGATGAAACGTAATACATGTGTGTAGTTCGAGTAAACATCAAGCACGCCATCGCCGTTCTGTTTAAAACCAGTGTCATTATCACCAAGAACGATCGAATTGCCGCCCAGCGCATTATCAGTACCAATGCTTAGCGGACCGTTAAGACGTCCTCCGGCAATGGGCAGCGCCTGAACGTCATTTGCTGTGGGTTTATTAGCTGTGTTGTAGTCAACAATCCACGGGCGGCTGGTATTCGGTACAGTTCCCCAGTCCTGACGCTTTGCGTTAGCGCCCATATGCGCGTAATAGTGCTGAAACCAGACTTCACCGATTTTCTCAACAAACAGATATCCATAGCTGTACAGCTTGCTGCCATCCGGATAGGTGGGAAAATCAGCAACTGAGTCAGGTTTGGACACAGACACCCGCCACCATCCAGGTGTATTAGCTGATGCCATCGTGCCGTTATCGGTAATTTCTCCAACAGCACCGGCGGAAATGGCCCCCACATCTGACGCCCACAAAGTGATATCACCGGTCAGTGGTTTACTGTTAACCCGCCGTGTCGCCGGGACGGCATTTTTTGCCAGATTTATCGTTTCGCCTAAACCGAGGTATGTGAGAAGGCCGGCGATATCTTTTCCGCTTAAATTCGTCAGTGTATTGTCCAGCGGTTGCTTTCCAGCCAGGGCGTTTATCATCGTCGTGGCAAAGTTCGGGTCATTCCCCAGAGCCGCTGCCAGCTCGTTCAGCGTATCCAGTGCTGCAGGCGCAGAATCCACTATTGCCGCGATAGACGATGCCACAAATTCCGTGTTTGCAATCTGTTTAGTGCTGTTACCCGCCGCTGGCGTCGGTACCTTTGGAATCCCTGTGAGTGTAGGGCTGTCCTTCTGCGCATACTGTGAATGCGGGTCCGGCGCAGCAAGATGCTTTGCCATCAGGTCGTCTACATATACCTTCAGCTCCAGCGCCTTATCATCTACATATTTACGGGTTGCCAGCACTACTGCAGGGTCAATTTTCAGGGTGATGTTATCGGTGCTGCTGGTAATCAGTACCATGCGCACGGTCTGCGTACGTCCGCTCCCTTCTGTCAGCTGCGGCTTGTAGCTCTCAGGGCAGTTACCCACGGCGATCAGTGCGCCGGTTTCATCAAACAGGCCGACCTCACGAATCCACCATCCCCCCTCAGTTTCCGGGATCACTTGCTCAGCAATAATCTGGCTGCTGTTCTGCGGGTCGATATACAGCATATTCAGCGCTGCTCGACGCTTCTCAGCAACTAACGCGGTCTGTTGCGCGCTGGGTGTGGGCAGCACACCGCCACCGTCGCCCACCGCCATATGGGTAATTTTCAGCGGGATACCGAGCGCGGTGGCGCTTGCCAGTTTCGCCGCGCCGATGTCCGTCAGCAGGGTATAAAATTTTGCGCTCATGGGTTCACTCTCATTGTGTCAATAACATGGACCGCCCCGCCCTCATAAGCGGTGCCGCCGGAAATAATGGTTTCGTTGATATACGGGTAGATCGTGATTTCTTCGCCGGTGTAGGTGGCTGCACCCACAAAATACGGGCCACCTGTCTGCAGGTTGATGGACATACCAACCAGATGACGGCTGCATGGTTTGGCATCGCTTATCAGGCGCTCAAGCTCCAGATAGGTGTCTTCGGTAATACCATGATCCTGTACGCCAATATCCAGACGGAACGTCCCCGGCGTTTCGCCGGTCTGCCACCACTCAATGATGCGGATCAGGAAGCCGAACGGCTCAACCACACGCCGCACGGCGCTGATTGTTCCTTTATGCTGATGGATATAGAAAGCATCCTGCACCACACGGCGTTTGACGTTTTCTGTCCAGCTTTCATCCCAGCGGTCAACAGAAAACGCCCAGGCCAGATAAGGCAGGAATCTGATCGGGCAGGTTGCCGGGTTCCACAAATCACGCAGCGATACCTGCAGATCGGAAATCCCGCTGCAGGTCTGCGCCAGTCGGCGCTCAAGCGTCGACGAACCCGGCGGCAACAGACTATTCATCCGTGCCCCCGTTGGTAACGCTCCATTCAGTACAGGATGCCGCCTGCGTCTTATCCAGCACCACATCCTCCAGAGGGGACGTCAGCTCCACACGCTGGACGCCCACCACGTGCAACGCGGCATAAATGGCGCTGCGGCGGATATCACGTCCCAGCCTCGTCTGACTGGCGATGTACTTCTGCAGGCTGGCTTTTGCCGCCGCCATAACAGGCTCCGCTTCCGGCCCCGGATAAAGAAAAATGGTAGCCTCCACCCGGTACGGTATGATCTCCGCACTACGAACCGTCAGACGGTCAGCCACCGGGCGTACACTCTCACTGTTCAGGGCTTTTTCAACCACATCCAGCAGATCTTTTACTGCTGTACCGTCACCCTCCCGGCTCAGTACGGTAAGTACCACCTCTGCAGGAGCCGGACTGGTTGCGCTGGCATCTGCCACACGTCCGTCCGCACTTCTGGCGTGAAATTCATAGGCTCCCGTAGGGCCAGCAACGGACAGTCCCTCAAATGCTGCAGGGATGCGCTGGCGCAGCGCCTCATCATCTTCCATCACTGCGGCGACCGGCGGTACTGCATCATTATCAGCAGGCACTACCGTCAGACGTTTCACGTTGCAGTTGGCTGCCAGCTGCTCAAGATCATTTCCTATCGAATAGGCCACCATGACCGCCTGCGCAGCCTCGTTAATACGCTGGCGCAGCAGGATTTCGCGGTATGTGCTTTCCTGCAGCAGCTTGGTGACGGGTTCAGATTCCAGCGCCAGTGTGCGCTGCACCGCGTCCTGTTCATCCGCCGGATAAAGGAGCACAAAAGCGGCCTTGCGCTCAGCCAGCAGCGTCTCAAAATCCGGCACGTCCACTATCTGCGGCGCAGGCAACTGGGAAAGGTCAATGACTGCCATTGTCTGCTCCTGTTGATACGGAAAGGGAAACCGGCGCGCCGTTGTTGCGCTGCCCGGTAAGCTCAACCACCATGGAGCCATCAAAATTGCTGCTGATGGTGATGGAATCCAGCGTCAGTCGTGGCTCCCAGCGACTCAGGGCCACGTAGACCGCAGACATGATCTGCAGTCTCAGCGCCGGGTTCTGCGGCCGGTCAATCAGGGTCGACAGCAGGGAACCGTATTCCCGGCGGGCAATGCGGCTGCCCTGCGGCGTCAGCAGAATATCCCGCACCGACTGGCGCAGATGGTCGGTATCCGTAATCGCTTTTCCATTGCTCTGACTCATGCCGAGATACAGCGTCATACCGGGCCTCCGGTGGTGTCACCGCCTTTCAGGACACCAGTATGCTGATGCGCATCAACTACGATCCCGTTAGAACTCATCGTACCGCCGCCCTGGGTGACGCCGCCATTAATCACCACTTCGCTGTTAATACGCGTGCGGTCAGCCTCCACCACAAACTCACCGGTTTTCAGGGTGATATTGTCTGCCGCCTCGATCACCATGGATTTGATGCCTCTGACGAACCAGCGCCCGGTGGTAGGTTCATATTCAAACCAGCCCCCGTCTGGGTACTCCGTCACGCAGCCATCCACGGAATCCGACGGTGGCGCAAACTGATTGGAGTAGATGGCAGGTAGCGCAAAAGCGGTTTCCAGATTGCCGCCCATGCTCAGCACCACCACCTGCTCATCCGGCGACGGACACCACCATGTACGGGCACCACCTGCGCGCAGCGTCAGCCAGTTAATCCAGTTTGTTTCAAGTTCGCCCACCTTTACCCGGCACAGCCAGTTTTCCCGATTCACTTCGGTCACAGTGCCGGTGCGGATCAGATTGGTGATAAGGCGCATGATTTCTGTTAGTTGTGCATTCATTTCTAAAGAATCTCACACTAAAATGGTCTGACAATGCGATGAAGATTGTATGGATGAAGATACAAAACGGAGATTGAATGTTTACTATTGGTATTTATGGTTTTACCTTAACGAAAGTAACTCATTTTTCGTTCGGGACAATGTACCCCGTAGAAACAAGCTTATTTAAATTAAAAAAACATCGCCAAGATAAAGATAAACTGTATCTTACTGCTTTCCTTGAGCTTGACGTTCCAGATAGAAATGAAGTAACTGACCTTATATTCCATTTGGAAAAAATCCTAAGTTTTATAGAACAAAGACCCGTGCTCATTAAATATCAACTGCGTGATAAAGAAAATAAAAATAACCTTTCTGACAATTACCCTAGGAATATAATTCCTAACATTAATTTATCAAGTTCAGGTGAAGTTCTCCTTGAGGATAGTTTTTCTAAAAACTCCAGACGCTACTTTATCGAACTTGCCATTAATAAAATAGTCATTGCTGAAGATCGTCCATTTACAACTATGCTTCATAAGAACGTATTAGTTTTTTCCAATCCAGTGAATTATCTTGATGTATCATACTACTTACTTTTCTCTGGTCTTGAGTCATTAGTCCGCGAGCGTGAAAATGACTTCAAATCTAATATTGCACCGATCATGTACCGTTATCTCACAAAGCATGGGTTTAATGTCAAGCAACAAAATAACAAACATCATGAGATTTCACTTGATATTTACTGCAGTTTAAGGAACGCATTATTTCATAATGGTCAATTCCAAACCATGCCAATGAAAAGAGGCTCTCAATTAATCAGTTTTGCACTCAAAGATTTTTATTCACAATTTAAAAGATTAAACTGTCTGGTCATTTTAAAAGAAGCTGGATTCAATGACACCTCAATCAATTGGGACTTTAGTGATTACAGACATCCATTTCATTAACTCACACTGATAACCAATGAAACAAAATGTCGTGAGTGACTGATCCCACCTCATCATTCACGCCCAAAAGGCGGCGCTCTGCGTAGCGGACCTCCGGGCCTTTTCGGCTGACGCGATCACGCAGGCCGTAATGGTGAACACGGGCAATGCGCTGCACCTTGCCATCAAACTGCACGCTGGCGGAGTCCGCACTGGCGGCGGTTTTCAGGTATTTTGTGGTGCGAAGCTTTGCAAACATCTGGCGTTTGATACGTCCCTTCTTGCTGCGGGCTGTCACCCTGCGCGGCTCATAGCCGCTGCCGTCAGGATTACGCTGCAGCCTGATGTTCTGCTGCTACGTCCGGCGCAACTGTTGCGCCAGTTGCCGCATCATACGGTTGCGTGCGGCAGGCTCCAGATTCGCCAGCAGCGCCGTCAGCCAGTCATCAACCTTCTGCAGCTCATCCACGTTTCACCGTCCACATTTCTTCGGGTTCGTCCGGCTCCGGCACCGCTTCAACGCTCGATACGCTGCCGTCAGTGCTGACCAGCACACGCTCAGTCAGTTGCAGGTTCAGACTAATATCGCACACATCGTTTCGCAGAATATCCACTTCAAAGGTGAACAGTTTTTCGCGCAGATCCGGGTTGTTGATGGCGTCCGGCTGACTGGTACTGAGCCACAGCAGGACTGGAGCCATCAGCAGATTCTGGTCGCCGCTGAAATCCTCGATCACCACGTTCAGGGTGTAGCGGTATTCCCATGACATGGAACTGGCTCCTGTTGCCACCAGTGAGCCGTTATCAACGAAAAGGTGCAGCTTGTCCGGGTTGTCCCGGACATAGGCAACCGCTTTATTCAGGGCGCTGCGTAAGGACTGCGGTTTGTTCACTGTCTCGCTCCTGACACGCAATAATTGTGTCCACTTTGTCAGCACAGACCGCCCAGGCGGCCTCGGTTTCATCCAGCACCGCATTCAGATCGCCGTTACTGCGCGGCGCTGACCTTTCCAGGCGGCACTGCGTCACTCTGGGACAGCCACTCACGGTAAGCTGCACCTCCGGCGAGGGCCGGACGCTCCCGCAGCCGGATAATGTCAGCAGGCAAAGGAGTGTCAGCCCAGCGGCGCAAATCCTCGTTTTCACGTTTCAGTTCCTCGATCCGGCGCTGACGGCTTCGCAGCAGTGCGGTGGTCTGTTCCGCTGCCGCATAAAGCCGCGTCTGCTCCCGGCTGTTGGTTTCGGTCAGAATGGACAGGCCGATCAGCTGGCTGTTTTTCTTCGTCAGCTCCTGCGTTTTGCTTTTCAGCGCCGCGCCCTGCGTTTCGATGGTGTGGCTGGCATTGTTTAACCGCCACGACTGCCAGCCCAGCGCCGCAAGTGCCAGCGCCAGCACTACCGCCAGCGCACGCATCAGGCCGCCATCGGCTCATGAAGCTGCGCGCGAGCAATCTGGTACAAAACCAGCGTCAGCAGGTAAAACACCAGGGTGATCACCCATCCCGAAAACGCCAAGCACAGAACAATAAGCAGCCTGATAGCCCATGTACGCACGGGTTTTACGGGGTGCGCCCTGAATTTGATTAATGCCGCCCTGACCTCCTCGCGCGCCCGATCTCCGGCGAACCACCCGACAGCGCACAGCGCAGCAAGCAGCCAGGCGAGGAAGCATGACACCCAGACAGACGCACCAACCAGAATCGGCGCACCGCTGCGCGGATACAGCAGGCTGATTACCAACAGCGCAGCCCATGCCAGCTGGAAAAAAACGCTCATGACTTTCTTTTTCATTCCGTTATGCTCCTTTTAAGCACCAGGCCATTTCCCGCGCGCGGCGGTTGTCCAGCCCCTGATTAAACACACCTTTGACATATACCCAGCGCGGCAGCTGATGGCAGGCATCCGCCCAGCGCCGCTGGTTCAGCAACTTAACCAGCGTGGAGCTGCAGGCGTTGCCGGTGCCCACGTTGAAAGCAAACGACACCACCGCGTCATAGACCTTTTGCGGCACCGGCTGCACCACACACTTTTCCAGCGCCCGCTCCACGCGCAGCACGTTGGTGATAAGTCCCTGCGCCGCCTGCCGCTCCGTGATGGTTTTCCCCGGCACCACACCGGAAGTATTGCCGATCCCGTCAGTCCACACGCCCGCACTGCACTGATACGGCTGCAGGCGGCATCCCTCGTAATCGGCAATCAGTTTCAGCCCCTCGACGGAGGTATGAAGCGACTGGAAACCGGGCAGCGTGGCTGCGATAGCCAGCACCGCCCCGACAAGGCAGCGCTTAGCGATTGAAGGATTCATATTCCCCCCGCGAAATCTTGCCGCCACGTAACAATTTGAAAGACTGGTGTTTGTAGTACCAGTTGATAGCCAGCATCAGCACACCAATCAGTACGCCGCCAACCGTTGACGCATCCTTGAGCGACAGATCGCCCAGCCATGCCAGCAGCACGGCAATGCAGTAAGTGATAAAGGCGCTGATTCGTTCAAGCGTCATAATTCAGTCCCATAGCTGGACGGTCTGCGCCGTGGTTGACGCCGTAATGTCCGGCAGCTCCACCTGCAGCCCGTGCGGTAAAAATGGGCCGTACTCAGCCAGCCCCGGATTTGCCTGCAGAACCTGCTCAGTGACACCCTGCGTGCGCCCGTAATGACGCCAGCAAAGCGCGTCCACCGTGTCATACTGATGCGCACGCACTTTCATCAGATAAGCTCCACCGTACAGTGCGGTGCATCCTGCACCCGGCTGATGGCCCAGCGGGCATCACGCCACAGATCGCCGCTGGCCTCTGCCAGCTCCTCCCCTCGCTTAACGCCTGACGCCGTGGCGTCATAGTCCTGATAACGCTCATTGAGCACAGCGCGCGCCCAGCAAAAAACAGCGTTGTGGTAGTGCCGGATACGCTCGCTTTTGCCGTCCAGCATTTCTGCAGGAACGTCTGCAAGTGTCTGCCAACCCAGTATCTGCTGACGCTTGCGGAAGTCGTACAGCTCAGCGTTAACCTCCGAGATCGCCGTCAGCACGACCTGCTTTAAACGCGGCTGCGTCACCGTGCCGTCAGTTCGCATCACACTGCGAAATTCCGACAGGTCCACATCAGGCCAGAACGGCGTATTTTTGATGACCTCCGCCTGTTCCGGTGCCTGTTCGGGCGCAACAAACTTCATGCGGCTTTCTCCTGAATAAGTGGGCGGTGGACGGAATTTTGATGTGGCAGTGCCTTTCGCCATCCCGTGCCGCCCGTGCGCGGGGCACGTTCGTTAGCGGCTGTCATTGCGCAGTCTGCGCTCCAGCTGCTGCTTTTCTTTTTTCACACCGCAGCGGGGATCGAGCTGCAGCGCATGAGTAAGGTGATTCAGGGCAGACGCCGGATTGCTTTCGCTCAGTACAGCGCCGATGGCTTTATGCAGGCGCGCCCGCGACTGGTCCGGCATATCCAGATCGGTTGTCAGGTCCAGCGTCTGCAGAAGCAGATCGGCATCAAAACCGGCAGCGGCCAGCAGAGCGCCTTGCGCCGCGTCTGCCATTTCTTCTGCCAGCACGGTCTGCACGTTACGGTTGCCCAGCGGCATCACCCAGCCATGGCGCAGCGCATGACGCCCGATTTCCAGCGCACCGGCATAATCACCGGCGTCGATACGCCACAGCATCACGTACATCAGCACGTCATCCTGCTGCGCACCTCCGGCAGCCAGCACGCCCTCCGCCCAGGCGGAATATTTCGGCAGCAGCTCCACCTTGATTTCCGCCTTTTTCACCGTGGACTGGACGCCCTTGAGGCGGCGGCGGTCTTCTGCCAGCTGCAGCAGCATCAGGTCATAGCCCGACGCATGGCGAACACTGCCGCCCTCACGGGCGGCCTGTTCGGCCTGAATACGCAGGCGGTGCTGCCGTGCGGGACTCAGGCTCATGCGTTATTCCCCACCTTCCGGTGCGGCAGGCGCGCTGAAATCACCGATTTCGATGTTTTCTACCAGCGCCGCGCAGCGGTAGTCCTCGACCACATACGCCTCGTTGACGGATTCAAAGTTTTCAATCCGGTCACGTTTCGGGTTGTCGATAACAGAACGACGGCGGGTGTCTTCCTGCCAGTAGATGGACAGGTTATCCAGACGGGTGATCAGCAGGGCATTTGCCGGGAAGAAAGGCGCGCGCACAGCCTGCAGGCCGCCCATGCGTTTCTGGCTGATGATCAGATCGGCGGCGATTTTCTCGCTGTTGTCCTGCTCTTTGTTGACCAGCGGGAAATACTTGTCAGAAAGCAATTCACGACCACAGACAACAACCAGTTCGTCATCATCCTGATACTCCACATCGATCAGCTCGTTGACGGTATCCATCACCACCGCGTCAAGATTTACATACTTACCACCCGGACCTACTTTTACCGGTTCCGCAGTAGTGGTGCCGTCTTCTGTAGTTTTGCTGCCCATAACGTGATCCGGCGCGTCTTCGCGGATTTTCTGCAGCCAGCCTTTATTGACGTCCTGTAGCAGCGGGTTTTCAGCACGATTGGAGGTTTTGGCGCGCTTCACGCCGTTAAAGCCAATCATGATGCGGTCCAGCGCCTGACGTTTGACGATAGCGTTGCGGATACGCACCTGGAAGTCCTGGAATTTCGCCCACAGGTCCAGTTTTGCGTAGGTCAGCACCGTATCAAAGTTGGTCTGCTCGCATTTGTATTCCACGTCTTCCATCAGCGTCGGATCGGTAGGCTCGCGCTCTTTGGTGGTGGTATCGGTGGTTCCGGCAATGGTGCTGCCAACGCCCAGCCCCAGCAACTGCCCTGACTGCTCAGTGACCGGCGTGATGTTAATCAGCGTCAGGAAAGCGGCGGACTGCTGGATCTGGTCTTCCAGCGTCTGCTGCACGGACGGCTCCACGGTAAACTTGCTGGACAGTTCTTCAACCTCCACACTGTTCAGGCGCGCCAACTGCTGCAGATAAGCGTTAAAGGCAAAGCGGGTTTTCTTTTTCATCGGGTTTTATGCTCCATCAGCAATTGGTCAGGGTGCCTGTCGGTGCGTCACCGCCCGGCGCGCGCTGGCGGTAGTCTTTACGGCTGTCTTCACTGCTAAGCTTCTGCTCAAGCTCGGCAAAGGCGGCCAGCTGTTCTTGCAGGGAGGACTCCAGCTCAGAAAGGCGCTTGTCCTGTTCGGACAGGGATTTATCAGTGCGCTCGCTCAGGATCTGCTGCTCAGTAGCGACCAGCTCCACGGCTTTATGCACATCAGAAAATCTCGCATCGTCGGTCTGCTCTTTTTTGGTGAACAGCGCGGTGACGCGGGCAAAGAGGGACGGCTTTTCGTCCTGGACCTCTTCCAGTTCGATCAGCGTTTCGACAGCTTCCGAAAACAGGTTTTCAGGGTTCTGCTTACGGTTTGCCAGCGGGTTATGTGCGGCGCTGGCGCTGAAAGCCAGCATTTCGGTGCCAAGGCTCGCAGGATCGTCCGTCGCACCCAGCCCCACAAGGTAGGCTTTGCCGGTGTCGGCAAACTTCGTGCTGACCTCCATGGAGGTGAAAAGCTTCTGGCCTTTTTTCACCAGTTCCACCAGGGCGTCAGTGGGTTCGATATCGGCATAAAGTGCCATCTTGCCCGCCAGCGGGCCGTCCTGGATTTCTTCTGCAACCAGCCCCGTCACCCTGCCATAGCGGTTAAAAGTGCTCTCCGGCAGATAAGACTTGATGTGCTCAAGGTTAATCAGCGCGGTATAGACCGTCGGGTTGTAGCTGGCAGCCATCTGTACCAGCCATTCACGCTGGATCTCGCGCCCGTCAGTGGTGGCACCTTCCACCCCGATGCGGAAACGCTTTGCTTTCACTGTCATGAGCCGTGCTCCGTTAGAAATAACTTACTGGAGCCTTATGTTTGCGGTGATAGGGGGAGTGAGACAACGCGCTGTATTTGTACGGTAAACCACACAAACCGCAGCCGGGGAAAGCCGCCATCCAAGGCCGTATGTTTGGGCCATGAACACGACACTGACCCCCGCAGACCTCAATCCCCGTAGGCAGGCCATGCTGCTGTACTTTCAGGGATACCGCGTAGCCCGCATTGCTGAAATGCTGGGCGAAAAAGTTGCAACCGTTCACAGCTGGAAAAAACGCGACAAGTGGGGCGACTATGGGCCGCTGGATCAGATGCAGCTCACCACCGCCGCACGCTACTGCCAGCTCATTATGAAGGAGCAGAAAGAAGGGAAAGACTTCAAGGAAATTGACCTGCTGGCGCGCCAGTCAGAGCGTCACGCCCGGATCGGAAAATTTAACGACGGCGGGAACGAAGCAGATTTAAACCCGAAAGTAGCCAACCGTAACAAAGGTCCGCGCAGGCAGCCGGAAAAGAACGTTTTCTCCGACGAACAGATCGAAAAGCTGGAAGAAGTCTTCCACGCCTCAATGTTCGACTATCAGCGTCACTGGTTTGAAGCAGGAAAAACAAACCGCATCCGTAATCTGCTCAAGTCGCGCCAGATTGGCGCCACGTTTTATTTTGCCCGTGAAGCATTGATTGACGCCCTGCTGACCGGACGCAACCAGATTTTCCTTTCTGCCAGTAAGGCACAGGCGCACGTCTTTAAGCAGTACATCATCGACTTTGCCAAAGAAGTTGAGGTGGAGCTGAAAGGCGATCCTATGGTGCTACCCAATGGAGCAGCATTGTACTTTCTCGGCACCAACGCCCGTACGGCGCAGAGCTACCACGGCAACCTGTACCTTGATGAATATTTCTGGATACCGAAATTCCAGGAACTGCGCAAAGTTGCCTCCGGGATGGCCATTCACAAGAAATGGCGACAAACCTACTTTTCCACGCCGTCCAGCCTGACCCACAGTGCGTACCCGTTCTGGTCCGGTGCGCTGTTTAACCGGGGCCGCGCCAAAGCGGACAAGGTGGATATTGACCTGACCCACAGCAATCTTGCGCGCGGCCTGCTCTGCCCTGACGGACAGTACCGCCAGATCGTCACCGTGGAGGATGCGGTGCGCGGCGGCTGTAACCTGTTCGATCTCGACCAGCTACGCATGGAGTACAGCCCGGACGAATACCAGAACCTGCTGATGTGCGAATTTATTGACGATCTGGCGTCAGTGTTCCCGCTCAGCGAGCTGCAGGCGTGCATGGTGGACAGCTGGGAAGTGTGGGCAGATTTTCAGGCGCTGGCGCTGCGCCCGTTTGGCTGGCGTGAAGTCTGGATCGGATACGACCCGGCGAAAGGCACGCAGAACGGTGACAGCGCCGGGTGCGTGGTGGTGGCACCGCCAACCGTGCCGGGCGGCAAGTTCCGCATTCTTGAGCGGCACCAGTGGCGCGGGATGGACTTCCGCGCCCAGGCGGACGCTATCAAAAAACTGACTCAGCAGTACAACGTGACCTATATCGGCATTGACTCGACTGGCGTCGGTCACGGTGTTTACCTGAACGTAAAAGACTTTTTTCCAGCAGTACGAGAGTTTGTCTACAACCCCAACGTCAAAAATGCCCTAGTGCTCAAGGCGTACGACATTATCAGCCACCGTCGTCTGGAGTTTGACGCCGGGCACACCGATATTGCGCAGTCCTTTATGGCAATCCGCCGTGCCACTACCGCCAGCGGCAATCGCCCTACCTACGAAGCGAGCCGCACCGAAGAAGCCAGCCACGCAGATTTGGCCTGGGCAACGATGCACGCTCTGTTTAACGAACCGCTGCAAGGCGAATCCGCCAATACCAGCAATATTGTGGAGATTTTTTGATGAGTGAACTCGAAGCCCTGAGCAGCACCGCGCCAGTGCAGAAGGTCGAACAGCAGAAGAATACAACTCACGCCGAAGCGTTCAGCTTTGGCGATCCTATCCCGCTACTGGACCGCCGCGAGCTGCTGGACTATGTGGAATGCGTACAGATGGACAGGTGGTATGAGCCGCCGGTCAGCTTTGATGGCCTGGCGCGCACCTATCGCGCCGCCGTGCATCACAGCTCTCCCATTGCGGTAAAACGCAACATTCTGACCAGCACCTTTATCCCGCATCCACTGCTTAGCCAGCAGGCGTTCAGCCGGTTTGTGCAGGACTATCTGGTATTCGGTAACGCCTATCTGGAGAAACGGACGAACCGGCTCGGCGGCATTCTGTCACTGGAGCCATCACTGGCGAAATACACCCGCCGAGGGATCGATTTAGACACCTACTGGTTTGTGCAATACCGCATGACCACGCAGCCCTATGAGTTCACAAAAGGCAGTATTTTTCACCTGATGGAGCCGGACCTAAACCAGGAGATTTACGGTCTGCCGGAATACCTTTCCGCCATCCCTTCCGCCCTGCTCAATGAGTCCGCCACGCTATTTCGCCGTAAGTATTACATCAACGGCAGTCATGCGGGTTTTATCATGTACATGACTGACGCGGCGCAGAACCAGGAAGACGTGAACAACATCCGCCAGGCAATGAAAAGTGCCAAGGGCCCTGGAAATTTCCGCAACCTGTTTATGTATTCACCCAACGGCAAAAAGGACGGGATTCAGATCATCCCGCTGTCAGAAGTCGCTGCAAAGGATGAATTTCTGAATATCAAGAATGTGAGCCGCGATGACATGATGGCCGCACACCGCGTGCCGCCGCAGATGATGGGGATAATGCCGAGTAATGTTGGAGGTTTTGGGGATGTGGAGAAAGCTAGTAAGGTTTTTGTAAGAAATGAGCTAAAACCATTACAGGAAAGAATAAAAGAACTAAACATTTGGTCTAATGAAAACATAATACAATTCAAACCTTACATACTTGAATAATAACATTAAGGCACCTGTATAGGTGCCTTAATGTTTAATCAAAAAAAAAGAATTAATTAGGCAACTCCAAATCATCTTTGAGATCTTTGATGTTTTGATGCTGCAGCCATATCAGGAAGCCTTTATCAACAACATTTAACTTCCTATTTGTTTGGTCATAATCCAAAATTATAGGCATTATATTTTTTTTAATTTGCAGAGATGCCGTTGATTGTAACGACTGAGTAACATTACCAAGATTTAATTTCTCGCCTCTAGGATGCACACTTTGCAATGTTGCTCTTATATCTTTAAATTTCAAACCCAGTTCAAGCTCGTTAATTGTTGATGAAAGAACGGGATACAAAATCCATTTATGCATTTGAAGTTCTGTATCTTGAAATCCATCTGAGAAATTAATAAGAAAAGAATTATAACGAGCCGATTGGTCATTAACAATTTTTGCAATAATATCTTTTCCATCCAAACCAATTCCAATTGTTCTTTTGGTTTGCTGAGTCCCTGATATGCCACACTCAATACACGCACGTCTACATGCTTCTTGCACTAGGTAAATGCTATTGAGACAGTGTTTCACAACATCTGCTTTGAAAGTTGGATCAAAATCAATATTAAGGAGTGCACCTCCTTTATCAATTGCCATCTCCAACTCAGAATCTTGCCATTTATCCGCATTTACAGAGATAATTCTGCCTGTTAAGTCACCATTGTAAACAATGAGCCTATTATCCTCTAACCACACGCCAACAATTACAAATATAATGCTAGAAGTTTCATGAAATGCTTTTAATGCAATTGAAAAATCTCTTTGCGTCTCGAAAGGCATATAATGAAAATCTTCAAGAACAATCATTTTCTTGAAGTTAATGGATTTTAAAGCCGCGATAACATCATTAACATCGTCGACATCAATTTCTAATGGCGCTGTTATTTGTTCATGAGACTTTGTATCTTCAACTTCGCCTCCTGCATTAGCGCCAAAGCCTAAGATTGTAGTTTTTATTGATGCCAGTATTTTATTTTTTCCTGTAATTCCTTTTTTTGTAGACTGAGTAATTTCAAAGCCAGCTCTTTTTAATATACTTGCGTTCAGTTCAGATACGTCAGAACGATTCGAGCATTGCACTAAAATATAATCATCAGCTTTAATACAGTGTTTTCTTACACAAGTCTTGCCCTGCTTTGAACTGCCATAAATAACCACATGCTTTTTTGCTTGCAATTCCTGTTTAAGTTTGAAATCCACATCAGGTCTTTCAATGTAATTAAGTGGCAAATCTCTTGAGAGTCCAAATATATCGTTTGTTTCAAAACTTTCCATTTTAATAGTCTCAATGTGCATGATTTGTTACTAAACATATAGTGCTCAGCATTTTTTCGCAACCTGTCTCGAGGGCATAAATGAGATTGTTCTCAATTGAGTTACTCAGCGCGCGCTCGTATCCCCGCCACGCCTGCCCGCTTTATGGGGTGGTTTTCATGCACCTGCATGACATAAGTAAAAGCCCGCCAGTTCTGGCAGGCCTTAGCAAAAACGATCCTCCAACGATCATGCGTTTTCATGCAGCATAGACATGCACAACGGTACTAACGCCTCGCATGGCTCGTTGTTCAACCTTGCTAGCGTCAGAATCAAGTCCTAACGCCATCAACGTTCCTAGGCCTAACTGGGGAGATCCATTGAACGGTTGTACTCATGAGTACGGATTTTCGCCATCAACTCATCAGTCAGCTCCGAAACCCACTGGATAGCAAGCCGCTTCTCTTCATCATCGCACTCACTAGCCGCTACAAGCTTCACAAAAAAATCAATGCGCTGGAGCTTCAACGACTCCAAAAAATAGTCCTGCATTTTCCCCTCCAATCAAAACAACTGTATATAAACACAGTATATAATTACCCATCAAATGTAAATTGTTTTTTCTATGTTTCAAACAGATGGCTCAAGTGCGATGCTTTACAAGAGACAACGGAATGAGGAGTAAATCGATGCGTAAAGCATGTATTGAACTTATGGCAGGAACTAACGCAGCCTGTCTGGTTGCAGGTGAACTAGGCACTGGCCGCTGTCTTTACTTGGTTGTAGTAATGGAAGACATATTTGGTAAACCTACAACAGAACAATGGCTAAAATCCTTAAGGCTCTGCGAGGCCAAGGCGGCTGAACTGAAGTATGAAGTTGCCCGCATTCGCGGTAAGAGTCTGGCTGGCTTGTAACCCTTCAATCTAAGGCGCCTTAGTACCACTGGCGCCATTTATCATCTTCCTGCAAACGCTGATCCCGATAAAACAAGCGCAACCCTGCTCCAGACGGGATGCTACCGCCACGTAAAAGCAGATCCACTTCCGCATTGCTTGCATCAAATCCTCTGGCAGTCAGTTCTGCCTCAAGCTGCAGGCGCTGCTGCTCCGAAATACTCTGTATGTATGTTTTTTTCCGCTTCGGTTTTACCAGCCTCAACCTGGCTGTCAGCTCCCGCCGTTCCTTCTGGCCCATGTTGTAGAGATATTCCTGCAGCTCCTTCTCATCCATGGTTTTAATATCGGGTAATTCACCCCCTGATTTGTTCAGATTTTCAACAGGGGGACAGTTATTGCCACGAGTCCAAGGGGCGCAAGCGCCCTGGTCGGCTGCCGCCTCCTGAACATCAACGGCCTTACGAACCTTTTTCCACTTCATCGCGTGCGTGCAAATCTTGCCCTCTGCAATCGGGGACCAGATGCCATAGATACGGATACCGTGATCGCCGTAGGCGCTCGGTTCGTCGTTAAGCTCATAAGCAGTGCGGACAAGGTGATGTTTGCGGGGAACCAGTACACCGCCCTGCTTCATGATGTAGGTGGCAAAGCAACCCGCATCTGCAGCCGCCAGTACCGCATCCAGACGTGGATTATCCAGTACAGGCGCACCCGCTTTGCGTTCGCCCTGTACTCTCGCCGCCTGACCAGCCAGCAAGCGTAGCTCGCGGTATGCCTGGCGCCCCGGAATACCAAAGAAACGAAATTGCTGGACACGGTGCAGTGACGCCCAGGCGCTGACATGCTCGGCGCTGTCACGCAGTGATCTGCCGGTTTCTTTGCTGATTTCTTTAGCCAGCCCGCGCCCGTCGATGTTCTTACTGATGTATTTGGCGATGTAGCTTGTCGGTGTGCCCTTGCGCGGGTTGATTAGCTCGGACTTGTAGCGCGGTCCGGTATTGGTGCCCAGCTCCTCGCGGTCTTCACGTATGGCAAACTTACGCAGCAGCGCGGTGATGGAACGACGGTCTTTTTTGCGCATAAAGCACAGAAGATGCCAGTGCACAGTGCCGTCATGGTGCGGCTCTGCAACGCGGACGCCGTACCAGCGCAGCCCGGCTTTGTGCATGGCCTTGCGGAAAGCGGCGAATGTATCAACCAGATAGTCACTGCTCTGCCGGACCGTGGCGCTGGTCCATTTCGGATTAGGTCTGCCGTTGTTGAGGGTTGCGTGGAAGCGTGACGGGCAGGTGATGGTATAGAACACGGCGCAGTCTCCGCGCATTTCCGCAATCAGCTCCAGCCCTTTAACACAGGCCATCATTTCATTACGGCGGTGCGCCGGGTTGCTGTTGCTGGCGTTCACCACATCTTCCATATCCAGCGTGTCACCGTCTTCGTTGACCAGTTCATGCGAGCGGAAGAACTCCAGCGATTTGCGGCGCTGCTCGCGTTTGTGGATCACGGCTTCATAGCTGACATACGGGGACGCTTTCTTGTTGACCAGGCAGACGGCGCGCAGCTGCTCCTCCCGCCACTCGCAGCGCATCTGCCACAATTTGCGATACCACCAGTCCGCGCACAGCATGCGCGCCAGCGACGGTGGGATCAGTTCATAAGGCACCGGCTTGCGGCGGCGCTTTTTGCGGCGCAACTGCTCAAAGGCAGGCGGGATGACCTCAAGGCGCATGGCTTCTGCAGCAACCCTTTCCCATGCCTGGCGGATTTCTTCTGGTTTAACATCGTCACTGACAAACAGATCACCGCAGGCCGCATCAAGACACATGCTCATATGTGCCGCAACCAGCGTGGAAAGGCGCTTGACCTGCTTCTGATTCATTTCAGGCAGTACCTGCAGCCCCTCCAGCCCGTCCTGGCTCGCCATGAACCGGAAAGACGCAGACACCTGGCTGTCACGCACGCGCTCCAGCCGCTCCAGACAAGGCCTGATTGTTTCGCGCAGATAGCGGGAATAAGCTTTGGCCCTGCCTAGGCTATGGAAGTATTTAATCCGCTCCAGCAAAGGCTTGCTGATATGGGCAGGCATGGCGCTAACATCGGCAATAATCACCAAATCGGGATTAACGCGCTGCTGTTCGCGGGCCATTTTGGCATGGCTAATCAGCCGATCCTGCTCCATTTCACGCTGGACAGGATCGCGGGATTCATTAAAGAAATAGCGTTCCCAAACCTCATCACTCAGCGCCTCACGGCGCAGATGCTCCTGCTCGTTATCCGCAGCATACAGAGTGATGAGGTTTGAAAGCGCAGACTCCGGCGCAACGTCCGCCGGGTCCAGATACGGATTAACCGCTTTTTTTGGGGTATTCCATGGAAAGGCCACGGCGGCCTCATTCGAGCCGCCGGTGGTTTGTGCATGATGTAATGTGAATTTACTCACTGCCACGCCCGCACCTCAGTTTCCACCGAGATATCAGGACCAGACGCCAAATCAACACCAAACCAGCATGCTGATTTTGTGGCGATGATTTCTACTGCAGTTTTACTATCACCGGCAGCCACGCCCATGCTGCGCTTAGCGGTGATACGATGGCGAGTAAAATCACGATAAAGCGAACGGGTCAGAGACGTATCGCTGTTGGACACGATAACCGGATGACCTTCTGATGACCGGCGTTCAAGAATAGACGCCAGATGGTACTGATCATCCTCTGTAAAACCAGCTGTGTGATATCCGTTAAACGTGCCGTCATATGGTGGATCGCAATAGACAACATCACCCGTTTGCAGCAGTGCCAGTGTCTCGTCATAGCTGGCGCAGATAAACGCTGCGCGTTTTGCTTTTTCTGCAAATGCGCGTATTTCATTTTCAGGGAAGTACGGCTTTTTATAATGTCCGTATGGATTATTATATTCACCCTTCTGGTTATAGCGGCAAAGGCCACGATAGCCATGGCGATTTAAATATAGAAAATATGCTGCTTTTTCTACTTCATTAATAATAGAGTAATTGAAATGCTGGCGAACACGGTAATACTGAACATCCGAATTAAAATCTTTAAATAACTCCTTCGCTATCTGAATGACAGCCTCATGATCTTTCTGAATCATAAGATAAAGATTAATCAAATCAGGATTAATATCCGCGACAAGATAATGAGGATAGTCTGTCGCCATCATCACAGCACAGGAACCCGCGAAAGGTTCAACCAGCCGCGGGCCAGCAGGAAGGTGCTTAATCAATTCCGGCATGATAGCGGTTTTATTTCCCGCCCATTTCAGGATAGTGGTCATATAGCTCCCCCTGAAATGACATAGGAGAGAGCCTCAAGCGGCGTTAATGAGCGAATAGAAAGAATTACCCATTGCCCTTCCACTGCCACAACTTCATTAATCGGCAAAGTGTGGGTAATAACAGCGGCCCATTCCCGACCAGTATATGAACCGTGTTTCCATTCGCAGAGAGAAAGGACATCACCTACTTTGTAGCCGCGATCATCTTTGCGAAGCTCTGCCTTTTTGCTGCCAGCGACTACGGCATTAAAATACTTAGGTGCAATTTTTATCTGATGGATGCGCATAGTCATACTGCACCTCCGTTATAGTGTTTGCCTTTCAGCTCTGCGATTTCCTGACAAGTGACACAGCACTGCACGCCTGGAATGGCGCGACGGCGTGCTGGCGGGATCGGTGCATCACAATCAATGCAAAGCACACGGGAAACGCCCGGCGTTCTATTGCGGGCGGTGTGGATGTGGCGCTGACGTTCTTCTTCAACGCGCTGCTGTACAAGGTCCATTGAATCAGCCATCAGTGGAGCTCCTGCGCTTCGTTCTGAATGTTTTCAGCCGCAATACGCAGCAGCTCCGCCGCTTCAACGTGATTAAGCTGGCGTGACGTGATATGGCAAGCCAGGCTATCAAGACGGGCTGCCATTACCGCAGCACGTGCACGGCGTTCTTCCATGCGCGCATCAGTCAGCATCTGGTTAAGGCCAGCATCATCTGGTCCTGTTTTGGTGATTCGGGTTTCAATATTTCGCATTGTTGTTTCTCCTGAATTTGGGCAATAAGATGCCCGGCGGGTTTACGCCTTTAATTTCGGTTGTGAATTAGTTCGGCATGGCTAGCCGATTTGGAAATAAACTCACCACTGTACGGAAATGGTTCATTGCTTTAATCAGCTCCCGCTTTTCGTCAGTCGTCAGCTCACTAACATTGACGCTATGACGTTCCGCCGGAATCTTTGCCATAAAGAATATTGCGGCTAGTGCGCGTTTATTCTGCTCATGGTTAATATCCCGTTGGTCCCGCATATCGCTAATAAAGCGCTCCAGTTCTGAATCAATATTTAAGCCAAACACTTTCGCCCTTAATTCCGCGATGTGGTTTAACCCATTAAGGCGGAGGCCAGCGCTTAGCGGAACAGTCGCAGCATCGCCTTCAATAGCCATGGTTTCCCCTGCTTTTTAGTGGACAGCTCAGCCAGCAACGCATCCTGAGAGCAGCACGGATGCCAGCGCTTGCCATCCTTCCCCATAATCCAGCCATGACCGCAGTGCATTGCAGGACTTTGCTTAACGAGCAGTGATGCAAAAGATGGTTCTTTAGTCAGCATAGCCACCTCAGATCAGACCGAACGAAGCGCCCAGGCCCGTCACGGTATCTACCGCACTTGCCATCGCCGGATTCGCCTGTAAACGCGCATGCAATGAAACTGCAGTGAGTGCCATAAGGCGCGTAACAGAGTTGATGCTATTGATCACATCGCGGCGGCCTGCACTGGTTTTCACATCACCGGATACTGCGCCTGCAACTACACGCCCAATCTCCGCAGTTGCACTCATGACGTAATGTGGCAGGTTCTCTTTTGCCACTTCATTCAATGGCACGCACGGCAGGCAATGGATTTGAGCCAGAAAACCGTCAACCAGCGTTGAGTCTTCTGTGATATCAGTCAGCAGCCAGATCTCCGGCGGCGTAAGTTGATGCGGTTGCTCCGGGTTCAGCTTATTGCGCAGCGTCTGGACATTCATTCCTGCGCGTTCAGCCAGCTTCGCCATGTTGTGACGCAGCGCGAAAGCCCGGCAGGCTTCGTCAAAGTGTGGATGTTTGGAAATCTTATAATCAAACATGTGCCCCTCTCAAAAAGTTCTCATAATTGAACTTACTGACCAACAATGACGCGAAAGTTGGAATGACCGAGGGATTCACGAACCTGGTCGGTTTTGTACATCAGGTAACGCAGGCTTACGCGACCTTTGTTTTTTTCTTTCTTGACCATGTACTTAGCAAGATGACCATGGTGAATTTTCTGGTAAACAGAGCCACGGGAGATACCTTCCCATTCAGCGAACTCTGCAGGCGTAGCCATCTCTTTTGGTACACGAATTGAAATATCAGTGCTCATAGTGCAGTATCTCTTAGTTTTGTTTCGATTTATCTCGTTTTATAGGGTTGAGGTTTGTTTTTCAAACCTTTAATGAATACTAAGATCACATTTTATATACGTCAAGGGTTTTGCTTATGAGATCCATCAAGGTAGGTAATGACAGCGGAGGGCGTGAAGCTATCAATAGGCTGATTAAGGCTTATAACTTCAACTCTCGACAGCAGTTGTGTGACCATCTTTCCGTTTCAAAAAGCACTATGGCAAACAGATACTTAAGAGACAGTTTCCCAGCTGAATGGGTTATACAGTGCGCCCTTGAAACTGGGGTTTCACTGCTTTGGTTAACGACTGGGCAAGGTGATAAAAATGATAATAACGCGCAGGAAAATAGTTTTGGTTTTGTGAACCAGACCTACATCAAACCGTTATCCGAGGTTGTAGCGCCTGAAATTGATAAGGCCACATTAGATGGTGGCGCTTTAGTGGACCAAGGCAAAGTGATATTGGATAACAGTCTAATCCCCCACAACATGACAAATCCGTGGCTCATCCATACAGATGATGGCTCTTACCTCATTGACCGTAGCGGTACTCCACCAGTAAATGGCGTATGGCTCGTTGATATTGATGGAATAAAAACGATAGCTAAACTTGCGCGCATCCCCGGCAATCGCTTAATTGTCCAGCAGGGTGAGTCATCTTTTGAGTGCAGCCTTGATGATATCGAGGTAGTAGGCCGTGCTATAAAAGTAATTAAGAGTCTGTGATATGACGATCAGAAAACAGCCGAACGGAAAATGGTTGTGTGAGTGCTACCCGAACGGGCGCGACGGCAAACGCGTGCGCAAGCAATTTGCGACGAAAGGCGAGGCCATAGCATTCGAAAACTTCACCATGGATGAAGTAAACAAAAAGCCATGGCTTGGTGAGAAGGAAGATCGGCGGCGCTTATCAGAAGTGATTGAGCAGTGGCATTCACTCTACGGACAGACACTTGCTGATCCCAAACGCCTGATGGCGAAACTTAACATTATTTGTAATGGCCTTGGAGACCCCATCGCCTCAGAGTTAACTGCTGGCGATTTTACAAAATACCGGGAAGCTCGGCTAAAAGGTGAAGTAAAAAATGAAAATGGCACTCTTATGTCGCCAGTTAAGCCCCGTACTGTAAACCTTGAACAACGCAACCTATCATCAGTTTTTGGCACACTGAAGAAGCTAGGCCACTGGTCAGCGCCAAACCCACTCGCCGGGCTACCAACATTCAAGATCGCAGAGGGTGAGTTGGCGTTCCTAGCACCGGAAGAAATTAAGCGCCTGCTGGATACCTGCGCTGATTCCCAAAGCCCCAGCCTGCTGATGATTGCAAAAATATGCCTTGCCACCGGCGCGCGATGGAGTGAAGCCGAAAACCTGCAGGGCCACCAGTTATCAAAGTACCGGATCACCTATACCAAGACCAAAGGCAAAAAAAACCGCACAGTACCGATATCCCAGAATCTGTATGACGAACTCCCTAAGAACAGAGGCAAGTTATTCACACCTTGTAGAAAATCCTTTGAACGAGCAGTAAAACGGGCTGGTATCGAGTTGCCTGATGGACAATGCACCCACGTGCTTCGTCATACGTTCGCCAGTTATTTTATGATGAATGGCGGAAACATACTTGTATTAAGAGATATTCTGGGCCATGCCGATATAAAAATGACGATGATTTACGCTCACTTTGCCCCTAATCATCTTGAAGATGCGGTGACAAAAAACCCACTTACTATGTTGGAAATATAAAAATGGAAAAAAGCATTTTTACTCTTATTTATTTTTCCCTTTTATTTTTGTGTCTATTTTCTTTTATTAAGTATCGACTTTACGAACTTAATCATAGAAGCTTATTTCAACAACCACTATTCTGGGCTGCAATAGCGATACCCTTATTCACATGTCTTTATTTAGGCTCATTTGTCTGGATAAACAAATTAAACTCATTTAGCCTTACAAGCCACGGCTATGAGCGATTTCTCGACATATCAAAATTACCACTGCTAATTCTTGCATCTGCAGTACCTTTAGTCTCAATCGTTAATAACCTACACCGGACTAAACAAACTGAAAAACAAATCTCAGAAGCAGAGAGAAAAAACAGAGTAGACTTATATTACAATCATATGAAGTTCCATCTTGATTTATATAAAAAGATTGAGTCAAAGAAAATCAGCAGTTACTATCCCATTGAAGAAACTCATAAAGAAGCTGTATATCAACATTTCATCAAACACCCGCAAGAACTTTACAGAAAAGCCTATCCCTTATCTTCACCAGATGACTCTCAATACTTAAACATCAGTGATAGTTTTATCATAGAACTGCATAAATGTTGGGTTGAAATCAATGGCAGGCTGAAGCAACTATCAGAGAGCGATGTACAGCTAAATCCTGACCAAGAACTTTGTGCTTCAAAGATGAGAATTTTCTTTGGAATAATGAATATTTATGAAAAGACTTGCAAGCATCTTTGTTTAGGGGGGTATCACACCCAAAAATCATTCATTTTGAATGATAAATTTGATAAGTATCAAATCTATTCGCCATTTTATGACTTTGGAACTATGTACCAGTCTCTGCAGGCTCTGGAGGAAATTACATACGCCTTCCTAGATACATGTAGGAACGAAGAGGTAAATTTATATTTCCCGTTAGAAGACAAAATCCTCATCTATGGCGAAGGAATTCTTCAAGATTGGTTCAGGTATTCTCAGTTCTTGATTTCTACAGCTTATCAACCCTCAAGGATTGCGCGTCTACCAATGCCAGTACAAGTATAATTTATGGCGGCATTATGGCGGCGGAGCACTAAAAACGCATAAAACGGACAAACACCAAATAACATTAACATATTGTTTTTAAACATAACTTACTGTTTTTAATACAGTTAAAATGGTATGTAGGAATTTCGGACGCGGGTTCAACTCCCGCCAGCTCCACCAAATCATGATCCGGACACGTCCGGTGAAGTACAGAAAGCCCGCACGGCACAAGCCCTGCGGGCTTTTTTGTGTCTGTCGTTGTCCGAGAACATCCGGCTAAATCCGGTGATTATTGGTATACGTTTAGGTATACGGTAGGATGTATACCTAAAAGCGTATACCAATTCATGAAGGAGCGGCCACAGTGGCACGGACAACACGCCCCCTGACCAACACCGAAGTTCTTCGAACTAAAGCTTTAGAGAAGGATCTGACGCTGCATGACGGCGACGGGCTTTTCCTGATAGTAAAAACAAGTGGTAAGAAGCTTTGGCGTTTTCGCTATCAACGTCCGGCTACAAAACAGCGAACAATGATAGGTCTCGGCGCTTTCCCCGCCCTATCACTTGCAGATGCACGTGGCTTACGAGCGGATTACCTTGCCTTGTTAGCTAATGGCATCGACCCCCAAGTTCAGGCCGAAGTTGTTGAAGAACAACAACAGATAGCACTAGACAGTATTTTTTCGACTGTTGCGACCAACTGGTTCCAGCTTAAAAGCAAAAGCGTTACCTCTGATTACGCAAATGACATTTGGCGTTCACTGGAAAAAGACGTATTTCCAGCTATCGGGGAGACCCCTGTCCAGCAAATCAAAGCCCGAACACTGGTTGAAGCCCTTGAACCAATAAAAGCTCGTGGGGCGCTAGAAACTGTACGTCGATTGGTACAGCGCATTAACGAGATAATGATTTATGCCGTAAACACTGGTCTGATTGATACCAACCCTGCATCAGGTATTGGTATGGCATTTGAGAAACCCAAAAAGCAAAACATGCCAACACTACGACCAGAAGAGTTACCGAAACTCATGCGTTCTTTGATAATGTCGAATCTCTCTGTTTCGACTCGCTGCCTAATTGAATGGCAACTCCTGACTCTCGTGCGCCCCTCTGAGGCTTCTGGCGCTCGATGGGTAGAGATCGATCTCGATGCCAAACTTTGGACGATCCCGGCCGAACGGATGAAGGCAAAGCGTGAACACATCGTACCTCTATCTCCTCAGGCATTAGATATTCTGGAAGTGATGAAACCAATCAGTGCTCACCGTGAACATGTTTTTCCCAGTAGAAATGACCCTAAGCAACCAATGAATAGTCAGACAGCTAATGCTGCACTTAAACGGATTGGTTATGGTGGGAAATTAGTTGCTCACAGGTTACGCTCCATCGCAAGTACTGCACTCAATGAAGCCGGATTTAACCCTGATGTTATAGAAGCAGCTTTAGCACATTCAGACAAAAATGAGGTTCGGCGAGCATATAACCGTTCAACATATCTTCTAAAAAGAATTGAATTAATGAACTGGTGGGGGGAATTAATTAGAGTTTCATTTAGGTAAAAACGTGGTGGTGATAAATCACCACCATCCTTATACTTAATTAAGCTCTTTAAATTTATCACGTAACATGCTGAAATGCTGCTCGCCGATTTTATAATACTCGTCTAGAATACCATTAATAGCCACACTATTTATAATAAAGATATACTTACCTTTGCTTTTTGCCAACGCCTTTATTTTTTCTTTTTGCAGTTCGTTTGTTGCTTCACAGCAGGCCAACAAACAAACTGATGTTTTAATAACATCCATTTCTTGAGTTAGGCTTTCTAGATAATTTTCATTAATATGAGAACTTGACATTACAATGTTAACTAAAATTTTCTCAGCAGGAATCTCAAAAACTGAGAAATCAAAAAAGAATCCCGCACGAGATTCATTCAACATTGTAAATCTATAATCATTCATATTCCCACTTATCAAGCACGGATAAAAAAGAGATGGATAAAATATAGTCAGAAATATTTTTTTAAGGCTGTCAACATATAATTGCTCATCATTTTCTTTTATTGAAAGCTTGAGATTCTCAATATCTGATGATAGTGGACTAGTTACAGCCCCTGTTGAATCATCAAAGCTTTTATGGGGAAGCGGCGGCGGTGGTGAAAGCAATAGCTCTTCTTTGTATTGCTTTATTGCGTCAGGATATTTTACTATCTGTTCCTCAATGAATCCCTTAGACTGCCCAAATTCTTCGATAATCTTTTTAGCGGTTACTGTTTGCTTCCCTTTTAAAAGAGTTACAAGTGCAGAGCCTGCTTTAATATGTTCAGCTCTAATTTCTGGGATTATATATCTCCGATAAAATTTAGAGTGTGAATACGCTATCTTTTCTCTCGCCAGTACTTTTGGAATAAGTATAACTTCTTCACCATTGTAAATAGGAAGCTTGAATGTTCTTTTCACCCAGCGCCCACTATTCGGATCCCACAAACGAATACCAGAAACATCTGACGTATCTACATTATAAAACTCACAAATCTTTTGTGTATATTCTATAAACGGAAGCTTAAGTATATTACATACAGAATCAGATATCCTGTCAGATGCAATCCCGTCAATAGTTAATGCTGTATCCTCAAGATCATGAAGTAATCCTGATTGAGCTGCCTTACTTTTTTTCAATGAATCCAGAATTAACTCTGCCGTTTTTACCCCTAAGGCTTTACCAGAGGATTTTTTAGAAGAATATCCGAGATGAAATGAATTTGATTCTTTCAAAGAAGACAATAATATTCCAGCTCTTTTAAGATCTCCGTTCTTTATACTAGCAAGAACGTCTGCGAAATAATCTTGAATTAATTTTTCAAGACTACCTCCCCAATTTGTTTTTAAGGCTCGAATAGATGTCGGATCTATAAAAAATTGTAAGTCAGTATCCAATGGGATATCGATAAAATCTAAATTTGATTGCTGAAATTCCATATTAAAAGATTCAGAAAACTTCATACAGCACTCCTTACTTTAAACATCTGACAATGGGAACCCTCTCATTTGTATTACATTAGGAAAAAGATCACAAGGTGGTCATATTAAAGTTGTTTTAAAAATCACAAAAACAAAACATTATTCATTAATATCAACAACATAAACCAAAAAAAATACTTATTGAACACCGTAGCAACTATTATCATAATCAATTATATATTCACGACCCACTGCTCCTGCGCCCTTCAGATACGCATTACATTGCACTAATCCCTTCCAAACAAATATCGCACTCAATCGAGTGCCGTTGGGTGATCCACTAAGTCTGCGAATTTAAATGCACATTGTTGATAGCGCGCAATGCTCTCCCCGCCCCGCCTGCCCGCTTAATGGGTCGCTTTTAATGCAGGTGCAAAGATGGTCTCAGGCCGCGCCACGACTGGCGCTGGTCTGGCATGCCGGAGCGAGAAAACGCATGCAAAACCATGCACCTTATGGATGCATGGCTTATTTCGTTAAAAATAGCGGGATTTACGGGGATTTTTTGACAGGCTACTGCGCGGCCAGTCCGGCGCGTCGACGGGTGTAAATCATGTTCTGTGCAGGGGTGAATTTTTCACGATTATCATCCCGCGAAGGCGCGTCAGGCCTGTATCCGATGGCCGTTAAAATATCTTTATCCTGTGCAGAATAATTAATTTCATCTCCAGCGGTCAGCCAGACGGAAAGAGCTTCTCTCAGGTAAGAGACTGAACGGTCAAGCGCGCGATTTTTTATCATCGCGGGCTGGTTTTTAATCCCCATCAGCTCCGGTGCCAGTGCGGCGGCCAGCTCTGCGCCGTTCTGCTGCATAAAATCATGCAGCCGGTTACGGATGCTGATGCGCTGCACCTCCTCATGCGAGAAGATGTAGCGACCGGCGGCCTGATTAACTTCCCATTTTTTTACGTCAATCAGGTCACGCAGCATCTGTAATCTGCGGGAGCCTGATACATTGTCATCCAGCAATAATTCCTGATATTCCTGCATTGCGGCGGCCAGTTCGGTTTTACGGTTAAGCCACGCGGTTTTGTTCGTCTGACAGGCGTCACAGGCCTGCTGTAAGGTCAGAGTGGTCACGGGTTGTCTCTCCTGATTAATGGCGGAACGGCGAGCTGTAGCAGCCTTTTACCCGGCGGGGTGCCACGGGGGCTGTCGGCACCGGCGCGGGTTTCTCATCGACGACCGGCGAACGTATCACTTCAAAGATGGACTCATGCGTTTTGAATGTCGCCGAGCAGTGCACATTCTGGCACTGCAGGTAACTCTCTTTGACGCTCTCAGACATATAGCGGCTGGTGCGAACGTGTGCCGCTGTGCGGCAGAAAGGACAGCGCATCATGACAGTAACCCCCGTGCTTTAAGGTTGGCTTCACGTTCACGCATTTTTTCCTGCCAGACTTTTCGCTGGCCGGGCGTGGTCGCAACATCATGCTCCATATGCGGCAGTGTGGAAGCCGACAGCCCTGTTTTAAACAGCACCGGTTCATCGGTCAGACGGATATTGCAACCCTTCACGGCCTGTTCAAGCCACGCTTTCACCTGCTGCATAACGGCCTGCTCTGGTTCGATATAGCCCTGATTACCGGTGGTATTAGCAAGCGGGTTATTCAGAACCAGTATGTTGAGTTTCATTGCTCTGATGAGGGCACCGCAGCTTTCACGCAGGGCTGCATCAAGTTCATGCTCTGCATACTGACTGAGGACGCCGTGATGTGCCTGACGGTATGCTCTGGCCGTGCGGTCACAGGCTCCTTTGAGCCTGTCCAGCTCAAAAGACAGTACCTCGTTCATGCTGTCACATTCCTGCGCCAGTTCCCGCCGTGCCACGCGCGCCAGATGGCGTTGTTTCAGCTCGTCGGTAATGACAGCACCACCGGCACGAAAGGCGGCGCGCCATGCGCCGGAATCATTGCCGTTTTCCTGCTCCAGTTCATTTTTTTGCGTTTGCACCTGGCTGATGACCGTCGTGGTTTCATCCATACGGCTGGCATTGGCGAGATGCGCCGAGCGGGCAGTCTCAAGGCGTTCCATTGCAGGTTTAAGGTAGTCGGGAATAACAGCGGTCTGAGTCATGTCGGGTCTCCTCTTCGTTTCAATCTGAGGAGATTCTGCCGCGCCAGACACAACAACACGATTCATTGCCGTTGTGGCAAAAATGGCACAAACAGACCTTAAAACCCGGCTGGCCAGAGAAAGGTCTCAGGAAAACCTTACTCACTGTTTGTTTTTTTACTTATAACTATTCACTACTGTTCACTGAAAAGAAAAAGATAAGTAATACAGTCAGATAAAGGGTGAACAGTTGAGGGTGTAACTGTTCACCGACTGTTCACTACTGTTCACCCTTCTGTTTTTATCTGCCGATACCATTTAGACTTTATTTTGATTAAAAATCGAAAATATATAACTAAAGGAAATAGAAATTGCTGCATTGTAATGCAGTGATTTGCATCTGTTTGCCAGCGTTTGCCTTTGTTTGCCATAGCGAAAAGTCAATGTTTGTTTCCACGAAAATCTCACATGACCTGAGGAAAAATATAGACATAATAAGGAGCTACCCGAAGCCGGACGGACACGACCGGCACTGTATGGACTTTGTGAGGTAGCCCGATGCACACCGCTTTTTCTTCCCCGTCTTCCGCCCCTGCCGCGCCGTTGATGCAGGTTTCTGATACCGTTCACGAGCGCTTTATCCGTCTGCCCGAAGTGATGCATTTATGCGGCCTGTCCCGCTCGACCATTTACGACCTCATCAGCCGGGAAGCCTTCCCGAAACAAATCTCCCTCGGTGGTAAAAACGTGGCGTGGGCGCAGTCTGAAATCACCGCATGGATGGCGGATCGCATCGCCGAACGCAAGCGGGGTTATGACGCATGATGATGACCGTCCAGCAAACAGCCCCTTTTTCTGGCTTGCTTCTTTTCATCGTTTCCATGTATAGTTTTCCCGCTGTCGCAAAATCGGCAGCCGGGCGTAGGAACCCGAGTTACTTCAAGGCGACACCAGACGCGCCATGCGTCTTTTTTTATGTCGTTGCTCAGGCACACCCATTTTTCGGGCTGTGGTGCTTATACCTTAGCCCCTGTCAGATAATGGTGGTCCGGGCGGGGCAGCCTTCGGGCTGGCCGGTTTCCTTGAAGGCCGGTATTCCTACCCCCGTTCGGGTCACCACCCATGAGCGTAGGAACTCCGGTGGTGGCATTTACCGCTACTTCAAGGAGGTTGCCCCTATGGCTACGACCCTCACCCCGTCACACCCGCAGTTTGTCTTTGTGTTTGCCGCCGTCCGTCGCGCAGACCGTAAACCCCGTATCTGTATGCTTCGCACCGTTGCCGGTGATGAGCACACCGCACGCCTTTCCCTCATTCGCGATTACGTCCTCTCATTCGCTGGCCGTCTGCCGGTTGCGGAGGTGCGAGCATGAGACACACCACCATTACCGCCCGTGACCTCGAATGTCTGGAGCATATGCGCAATGTCGGCCAGCTCGTCGGCGATCTGATGCAGGTGCAGGACTGCGCCACCGTTCGTCGTGACCCTGAGCAGCAGTTACAGCTCACCTCCGTGATTTACCTCATGACCGCCCAGCTCGACGGTGTGGTCGAACGCTGCAATCAGCAGTGGCTGACCGGGGAGGGCAACGTATGAAAAAGCCATTACCGCCCGTATTACGCGCCGCGCTGTATCGTCGCGCCGTGGCCTGTGCCTGGCTGACCCAGTGCGAACGTCAGCACCGCTACCCGCAACTCACCCTCGACACACTGGAAAGCGCCATTGCCGCCGAGCTGGAGGGATTCTACCTGCGCCAGCACGGCGAGGAAAAAGGCCGCCAGATTGCCTGTGCACTGCTGGAGGATTTAATGGAAGCCGGACCACTCAAGGCCGCGCCGTCGCTGTCCTTTCTCGGGCTGGCCGTAATGGATGAACTCTGCGCCCGTCATATCACCGCACCGGTACTGCACTGAGGGAGAAAATAACCATGAAAATGAACGTAACAGAAACGGTAAAACAGGCGTGCGGCCACTGGCCGCACATTCTCCCTGCGCTGGGTGTGAAGGTGATTAAAAACCGCCATCAGTCCTGCCCGGTGTGCGGTGGCTCTGACCGCTTTCGCTTTGACGATAAAGAGGGGCGCGGCACGTGGTTCTGTAACCAGTGCGGCGCGGGTGACGGACTGAAACTGGTCGAGAAGGTGTTCGGTGTATCAGCCTCTGAGGCCGCCGGGAAGGTGAACGCCGTGACCGGCAATCTGCCGCCGGTTGCCCCGGAAGTGATTGCGGCCGCAGAAGCAGAAACGGAGGCTGACCGCAAAGCGGCGGCCGCGCTGGCCGTCAGGCTTATGGATAAAACCCGACCGGCCACCGGCAACGCCTACCTCACCCGCAAGGGTTTCCCAGCGCTGGAATGTCTGACGCTCACGGCTGTGCATAAAACCGGCGGCGTGACGTTCCGCGCCGGGGATGTGGTTGTCCCGCTGTATGACAATACCGGCGCGCTGGTAAACCTTCAGCTCATCAATTCTGAGGGTCTCAAACGCACCCTGAAGGGCGGTCAGGTTAAAGGGGCATGTCATGTCATCGAAGGGAAAAAACAGGCAGGAAAACGCCTGTGGATTGCGGAGGGCTATGCGACCGCGCTCACCGTGCATCACCTGACCGGGGAAACCGTCATGGTGGCACTGTCGTCCGTGAACCTTCTTTCTCTGGCGAGCCTTGCCCGTCAGAAACACCCGGCCTGTCAGATTGTCCTCGCCGCCGACCGTGACCTTAACGGCAACGGCCAGAGTAAAGCCGCTGCGGCCGCAGACGCCTGCGAGGGCATTGTCGCCCTGCCGCCGGTGTTCGGTGACTGGAATGATGCGTTTATGCAGAAAGGCGAGGAGGCCACGCGGAAAGCGATTTATGACGCCATCCGGCCTCCGGCTGACAGCCCTTTCACTACCATGAGCGAAGCGGAATTTACCGCCATGAGCACCAGTGAAAAGGCAATGCGGGTGCATGAACATTACGGCGAAGCGCTGGCCGTGGATGCGAACGGCCAGCTCCTGTCCCGATATGAGGCCGGAATATGGAAAATCATTCCCCCGTCGGATTTTGCCCGCGACGTGGCCGGGTTGTTTCAGCGTCTGCGCGCCCCGTTCTCGTCGGGGAAAATTGCCTCAGTGGTGGAGACCCTGAAACTGATTATTCCGCAGCAGGACGCCCCTGCGCGCCGTCTGATTGGCTTTCGCAACGGCGTACTCGATACCGCCACCGGCACATTCAGCCCGCACCATAAATCACACTGGCTGCGCACGCTATGTGATGTTGATTTCACCCCGCCGGTGGAGGGCGAAACGCTGGAAACCCACGCCCCTCATTTCTGGCGCTGGCTTGACCGCGCTGCCGGTGGCAAACCGGAAAAACGCGATGTGATTCTGGCCGCGCTGTTTATGGTTCTGGCGAACCGTTACGACTGGCAGCTCTTTCTCGAAGTCACCGGCCCCGGCGGGAGCGGAAAAAGTATTCTGGCCGAAATTGCGACCATGCTTGCCGGGGAAGATAACGCCACGTCGGCTACCATCGAAACGCTGGAATCACCACGTGAACGTGCTGCGCTGATTGGCTTCTCGCTGATTCGTCTGCCTGACCAGGAAAAATGGAGCGGTGACGGGGCAGGACTCAAGGCCATCACCGGCGGGGATGCGGTCTCGGTAGACCCGAAATACAAGGATGCATACTCCACCCATATTCCGGCGGTGATTCTGGCCGTGAACAATAACCCGATGCGCTTTACTGACCGCAGCGGCGGCGTCTCACGGCGCCGGGTGATCCTGCATTTCCCGGAACAGATTGCCCCGGAGGAACGCGACCCGCAGCTCAAGAACAAAATCGCCCGCGAGCTGGCCGTGATTGTGCGCCAGCTAATGCAGAAGTTCAGCGACCCGATGACCGCCCGCACCCTGCTCCAGTCACAGCAGAATTCCGACGAGGCGCTCAGCATCAAGCGCGACGCCGACCCGGCATTTGATTTTTGTGGCTATCTGGAGGCACTGCCGGATCCTGACGGTATGTATATTGGCAATGCTAACATCATCCCGCGTCAGCCGCGTCTGTATTTGTATCATGCCTATCTGGCGTACATGGAAGCCCACGGCTACAGGAATACACTCAGCCTTACCATGTTCGGTAAAGGACTGCCAGCCATGCTGAAAGAGTACGGGCTGAGTTATGAAAAGCGCCGTAAAAATCAGGGCATACAGACCAATCTCACACTCAGAGAGGAAAGCAACGCCGACTGGCTACCAAAATGCGATGACCCCATAGCGAAATAACCTTCCCTGACCGGCATCGCCGGTCTTTTTTTACCTGCAAAACGGCAAAAGTGAACAGTAAAGTGTTCACTGTTCACCGACCATTCACCGATTAAGCCACTGAATATTAAAAATAAAAATACCTAGTGAATAGTGTGAACAGTTTTTCTAAAAAAAAGTTTTTTTCTTGATGTGATCTATCCAAAAACAGGTTCACTTAACCGCAGGAAGCGCTGCAACAAATTGCCATTGGTATACGCTTAGGTATACCAATGAAAGTTGAATTGGTTAAAGTCACCTAATAACAGATGATTACGTGAATTATTCAGACTCCGCCAGCCCACCAAATATTGATACACTGACGTTCAGTGAAGTACAGAAAGCCCGCACGGCACAAGCCCTGCGGGCTTTTTTACATCTATTGCCGCCTGGTGAGGATTGCTGAGAGCCTCACGGGCATTGACGTCAAATGACGCAATGGGTGACAGGGCAAAACGCCAAAAGTCTCACCAATAACTCCTGAAAGAATTGGAATACGAGAGTCAAAGAAAATAGAACACTCACTGAGAGTCCTGCCTGGCTGGGGCAAAGCTCGCAGTCAGACTGTCGAGCATAAAGATAAGCAGTTGCCCGTGAGACGCCGGGATGTTGGGCTACGGTATCCATAGATTTGCGAAGATTCAGCAGACCTTCTTTGCGAAGCTTAATGATCAATTCTTTTCTGTCAGCTGCTTTAAGCGTCCTGGCCGTAGTGGCATGAGCAGCGGCGAAACTATCTATGCGCTGTCGAATGGTCTCTGTTCCTCCAGGAGCAATATTTTCTCACGGAATTTTTTATTACCGTAGGCGTTATTTAGCGTAGTCCGAAGACGTGATCCTGCTCACCCAGTCAAACATAACTTGCATATGATTGCCATTGGACTTCCTCACACCAACCTGACACGCATTTACGCCTGTCGTTTTGCCAGTCAAAACCTGTCCATACTTCATATAGATTTTGATACCGACTCCCTGTTTATAGCACTTATTGCAAATCGAGAAATAATCTCTTCTTGATGGAGTATATTGCTGAAGATTAAATTCGTCAGTCGGCACCAGCGAAAGATTAAAAGCGTCATTACCTGATAATTCTTCAAGAATTGCCAGAGACTCTAATTTAACTTCAATGCGCTTATTTCCTTTAGGTTTATCCGAAGCCAGAATCAAATTTTCACTCGGATTAAACTTCGCAATGTAGCCTGTGATTATCCGTGCATTATTACTCACCAATCGAACAGGGATATCATTAAAACGTAGAAATTGAACTCGACGAGCAAGCATAGAATAATCCCGCGGCCATATTTCAGCCTCTCGCCCGTAGGAAATATCATTTACAGCCATACATTCCATAAAGATATATTCATCTATGCTGAATGAAAAAGCCCCGAATTCACGGGGCTGAATAAAACGAAATAAATTAACGTAACAGAGACAGCACGTTCTGCGGGACCTGGTTAGCCTGCGCCAGAACGGAAGTACCGGCCTGCTGCAGAATCTGCGCGCGAGACATGTTGGAGACTTCGGTCGCGTAGTCGGAATCTTCGATACGGCTACGCGCTTCAGACAGGTTGTTTACGGTATTGCCCAGGTTGGTGATAGCGGAGTTAAAACGGTTTTGTACCGCACCCAGATCAGAGCGCAGCGCATCCACCTGCGCCAACGCGGCATCAATTTTCTGCAGCGGGTTTTCGGTGGTTTTAGCGGCTGCTTCAGCCAGCTCTGGTTGTGCTTTGAAATCATGACCAGCGGCTTTGCTGGCATTGTAGGTTTTACCGTCGATAGTAACGACTTCGGTTTTACCATCTACGCCACCCAGTTGGTTAGCCGCTGTTTTGGTAGTGCCGTCAGCAGCAGTATAACTTGTGGTTTTAGCTTTAATTGCTCCTGTCGCTTCATCGTAATCTGCAGCGTAATACTTATCGCCAGCTTTAAGCGCATAACCGCCTTCAATTGTCTTACCATTTTTATCGGTATAAGACATTTTGACCAACTCAGCGCCATTAGCATCGGCAGTGTCAACGCCGCCAGCGATTAAGGCATTTTTAGCATCTGCTGAAACAACTGCTGGTGTATCTTTTAACTCCTGTACTTCTGTTTTAGTTGTCGCACCAGCAGGCATTGTGGTTTTAGTTGCGCCAGCCGCAAGGGTTACTGTACCGTCAGTAGCAACGTTAACTTCATAATCGCCATTTTTGTCGAGATCAGCACCAGTAAAGCCACCAATAGTAACAAAGTACTTGTTATTATCTGCGTCAAATTTAACCGCACTACCTGTTACACTAGGTGCACCATTCGTACCACCCGTAGCCGCTTTAATAGCTGCATCATCAAGACCCGATACATCCAGTGTAGTACCATTATTGGCATAAGCTTTCGTTGTTACTGCTGTATCTTTCACATCATACGCTTTCTGCACGTTCAGTGAATCCAGACCCAGGGTCTGCGAGTTGATCTGCTTCAGATCGATATCGATAGTTTCACCGTCGTTGGCACCAACCTGGATGGTCAGGGTGTTGTCCTGTGCCAGGACTTTCACGCCGTTGAACTGAGTCTGACCGGATACACGGTCGATTTCGTTCAGGCGCTGGGTGATTTCAGCCTGGATGGAGTCGAGGTCAGACTGGGAGTTGGTGCTGTTAGCAGACTGAACCGCCAGTTCACGCACACGCTGCAGGTTGTTGTTGATTTCGTTCAGCGCGCCTTCAGTGGTCTGCGCAATGGAGATACCGTCGTTAGCGTTACGGGAAGCCTGAGTCAGACCTTTGATGTTCGCGGTAAAACGGTTAGCAATCGCCTGACCTGCCGCATCGTCTTTCGCGCTGTTGATACGCAGACCAGAAGACAGACGCTCGATAGCGGTGCCCAGTGCGGACTGGGATTTGTTCAGGTTATTCTGGGTCAGCAGCGACAGACTGTTAGTGTTGATTACTTGTGCCATAAAATTTTCCTTTTGGAAGGTTTTTGATAAAACAATCTCCCATGAGAAAAGCGACTAAAATTCTTCTTTATCTGATGTAAAGGAGAAAATCATGGCTACTATTGGGTATATTCGGGTGTCAACAATTGACCAAAATATCGATTTACAGCGTAATGCGCTTACTAGTGCAAATTGTGACCGCATTTTTGAGGACCGTATCAGTGGCAAGATTGCAAACCGCCCCGGCCTGAAACGAGCGCTAAAGTATGTAAATAAAGGCGATACTCTTGTCGTCTGGAAATTAGACAGACTGGGCCGCAGCGTGAAAAACCTGGTGGCGTTAATATCAGAATTACATGAACGTGGAGCTCACTTCCATTCTTTAACCGATAGTATTGATACCAGTAGCGCGATGGGGCGATTCTTTTTTCATGTAATGTCAGCACTGGCCGAGATGGAGCGAGAATTAATTGTCGAGCGAACCCTTGCCGGACTGGCTGCCGCCAGAGCGCAAGGACGACTGGGAGGGCGCCCTCGGGCGATCAATAGACATGAACAGGAACAGATTAGCCGGCTATTAGAGAAAGGCCATCCTCGGCAGCAATTAGCTATTATTTTTGGTATTGGCGTATCCACCTTATACAGATACTTTCCGGCAAATCGTATAAAAAAACGAATGAATTAA